CGCGGCGCACTGGATGTAGCCGCCGCTGATCGCCATCAGCGCGGTGAAGCCGGGGATCAGGGTGAGCCCGCCGTTCGGCGTCGCCGGGTGGCTCGTGCCGGTCGTGATCACGTTGCCGTTGCCGAACCAGAACGAGACGACAAGGCACTGGACCGTCGTCGTGATGTTCGCCGCGGTGACGACGTTGGCCGTGGCGCTGGCGCGCTCGACCTGGCTTGACGCGTGCGGCGCCCCGACCGTAACGCCGGTCAGCTCGATCCAGCCGACGGTGACCTCGTCGCCCTGGTTCGTGTTCTCGGGCCCCCAGATCGCGCTCGCCGCGAAGTTCGTCTTCGTGTTCGCGGCGGTCGAGCGCCGCCACACGCCGGCGAAGCTGTCGGGGAACCCGCTGTACGCGGTATTGAGGATGACCGTGTAGCTGCCGCTGTCGTTGTCCGTCGGCGCGATGCTGCTCGCCGCGGACTGCGTGCCGCGCGCGATGACGCCGAGGATCTGCGATCCCGCGGTGGTGTTGCTGCCCTCGCTCGCGCCCTCGAAGGTCCAGTGCGCCGTGTTGTCGGTGATGTTCGTGCCGGTGCCGGTCGGGCCGCCCGAGCCCGCCGAGGTCCCGCCGGTCCTGCACTGGTAGATGTTCCCGCCGTTGAGGACCCGGCTGATGCCGCCGCTCGTCGGGTCCACGACGTAGGCCGTCGACGCTGCCCACGCGGCAACGGGCGCCGCGGTCGTGAGCGTGCCGGTCCCCGGCGCGGCCCCGAACGTGCGCTGCGCGATGCCTGCGCCACCGGTCGCCGCGGTCATGACAGCCTCGGGCTAGGCGAGGGCTAGAGCTCCCAGTGCTCGAGCGAGACTTCGTAGGGCATCGACACCGCGGCGCCGCTGCTCATCGCCGAGATCGATCCGGCGTTGCCGGCCGCCAGGCTGAACATCGAGTCGAGGTTGCCGCCGCTGTTCCAGCCCGGGCCCGGGCTCGACGCGCCGCAGGCGACGATCGGCCCGCCCTGGGTCCGCGTGGTCCCCGACGTCGGCGCGCTGCCGCTGGTCGCGGTGGCTGCTTGCTGACCCGCATCCTTCGCGACCATCGTGAGCGTGGTGCCGCCCGTCGATGCAGTACCCCACTTGATGAAGCGGAGCACTAGCGCGGAGAGCTGCGTGACCGCCGCGGCCTTGCCGGCGAGCGCCACGGCGGCGAGGTAGATCGAGCGCGTCGCGCCGGGCTTCAGGAACAGCGCCTCGGTCTCGGTGTTCGCCGTCCCGTTGGTGGTGAGGTTGCCGGCGGTGGTGAGCTGGTCGGTGTAGACGAACGGCATGCACGCAGCGTCCCGCCCGGCGCGGCGCGGGGCGATTTCAGACCCGGGCGCGAAAGTAGCCGTCGGTGATCTGGTGCTGCGCCGTGGTGGCTAACTTGGGCTTGGAGACGCCGAGTTCGATGGTGCCCTTGGGGCAGACGACGGAGATGCCGATCACCTCGCCGGTCGCCGGATCAACCTCGGTGACGTGGGCGAGCTTGTCGACCCCTTCGTGGCGGTAGATGACGTTGGTGCCGACGGCGAAAGTGGGAGTTGCCATGCGCTTAGCCTCGCGCGCGCGGCCCGGCGGGGCGAATCGCTACCTCGATCGGAGGAGCTTGGACAGCGAGCTCGATCCGTCCGACAGCACCTCGACCATCTCGCGCGGGGTTAACTCCCTGCCATGGCTCTCGAGCTGCTCCTGCCGCGCGCGCTCCGCGAACACCTCGTCGGGGACGAGCATCGTGCCGACCAGCGGCGACCACTTCTCGGCGCAGGCGTCGCAGAGGTAGCCGACGTACCCGGGGTCAGGGCGGTCGGGCTCGTCCCGATAGCCGTGCTGGACGCCGCAGACCATGCAGTACAGCGGAATCCAGCACTTGCCCTCGCTGTAGACGCGGCCGCGCACCTCGCGGGTCGTGCAAATGGGCAGGATCTCAGGCGCCATGGAGGTATGGTTGGCCGCGGTGAGTCGATGGGTCCAAACCGGTGCCACTGGACGCGGTTCAGAGGCGTGGTTAGGATGGGCGGGATGAAGCAGGGATCGAGGGCGCTGGTCGCGGCGCTGGTGTCGTTGGTGATGGCTGGTTCGGGGTGTTCGATGGCGTTTCAGAGCTCGGGGCCGGCGAAGCCCGGCTCGGTGGGACAGCTGTCGGACTGCTCGAGCACGTCCTACCTGTATCCGATCATCGACAGCATCTTGCTCGGCGCCGAGGTTGCGGCCGGCACGTACTTCGCGGCCAAGAACGTCAACTCGTCGAACGACAACTACGCCGTGCTTGCCGGGTCGACGCTGCTTGTGGGGGTCTGGCAGATGGGCAGCGCCGTCGACGGCTTCCGTCGTTCGAGCGAATGTGGCAAGAGCGCGCCGTCCACGGCGCAGGCATCACGCTAAGCCGCGGCGAACGCTCCGACCTGCTGATCGAACACGTCGCGCACGAGCATCATGACGATGTCTCCCTTGTGGAGTTGCCCGAAGTCGATCGTGCCGACGCGCATGACCATCTTGTCGATGCCGAGATTCGGCCAGCTCATCGTGACCGGATCGCCAGGCCGCTTCAGGTAGAACGACCGATTTGCGACGACGGTAGCCTTCGCCATCGGTCGACTCACGGCGCCGAGCGCGCGGCTCGCAAGCGTCTTGGCCAACGTGCGATCGCAGCATCCGGGGACCTTGAGATCGATGCTTCGAAGTCGGCCGCCCTGCAGGGAGACGCCGGCACCGTCTTGGCCGATCTCGACGCCATCGGCATAGTTCGCCTGGCGATCGGTGAATGTTAGGCGAACCTGGTTTGGCAGGTTCATCCAGCCCTGCACCTCGTACGATCGCAAATCTGCGTTGCCCGGGTTGACGTCGTCGAGATCCGCAACGTTGTAGTTCTTGCGAATCAGTCGGATCACGATCTTTCCGGTCGATGGCTCCTCGTACATCGTGCCGTCGATCTGCTTCAGCACGTCCTTGATGAGCGCGAACGAGTCATCGGCCGATTCGATGGCACGCGAGTACCCATGTGACTCCGCGAACAGCGTGTCGGACGCGACTTGGAAGCTCGGCAGATCGATCTTGCTCACCGGCAGGTTGAGCTTCCCCCATGGGCTCGTCATTAGATCGAAGATGACAGCGATCGGATCCGCGTCGATCGGCAGGCTGTTCCCGAAGTGCGATAGCGTACCAGTCGAGAGCGAGGTTACCTCGAAGCCATACGAGGTCAGGTTAGGCGAGCGTCCGATCTCCCACTGGAATAGGCAGCAGATGACTTGATTGCGATAGCTGGGGATCAGCGTTGCGTCGATGTTCGGCGGCTTGTTGTGGTAGAGCGCATTGGCGGTCATGACCGCCTGCGTGACAGTCAATGCATCAGTCAACGGCGATCCCGGATCTCCGACGCTATAGGTCGGAGGGTTGATCCCGTTACTGATCGTCTGTGATGGTCGACCATCAAAGAACTCGATCCCTCCGCTGATACCATTTGGATCAGTCTCGGTGCCGCCATAGATGTTGAACAGTGTGGTACCAGAGAAGTTGTATCGTCCAGCGAACGCTGTTCCGAAAAACGGAAGTCCGGCAACTGGAAATATTGCATAATCCGATGCGAATACTGTATTCAGTGTCGCAATTCCGCCATAGAACGGAACGCCGATGACATAGAGCATGTCGAGCGAGTAGCGAAAAAAGTCGGGACCATCGCCGACCGGCGTGGCGATCCCGTTGCCGGCGAACACCAACAACGGCGCCTTGACCCGACACCTGCCGTACAGCAACGGAACCGGGGCGCCGTCATCGATGCGTGGAATGTCGCCCTGGGATGGCTTGGTTTTTGGCGGAGCCTCGTCGAACTGTTTGTGAAGTACCCACGAGATGCCGAACAGGACAGCCTCCGCGACGATCAGCTGCCACATCAGGTTTGCACCACGACGCCAAGGCCGGCCGGTGCCCAAGGGTTACTCGCCCCGTTGAGCTGGGGATGACCTCCAAAGTTGACCACGTTGGAGAACTTGTCGCGACAGGTCAGGATCGAGTGGTCGCATCCAGGCGCGAGCTCCACGGAGTCTCCAACATTGGCGACCGCGAATGCTGCCGATAGTGCCAACAGATTACTCGCCTGCCCGACCACCATCCGACGCTGACCGGTGGCGAGGTGGACAACCTCACCGAAGACATACTGGCTTCCGCCCCCCAGACTCGACGTAGTGATCGTGTCTCCGTTGATCGAAGTGATCACGAATGGCCCACCGGACACTGCTGTGGCGCGATTCACGGTGCACTGCGCGTCGTAGA